TTATAAGATTTATAGGAATAAAGAGTTATTTAATACTGCTGATATTAGTGAAAGTGTTGGTACTATCATTACTCATTATGGTTTAACTCATGAGTATGATTACTACATTGTTACTGACCCTGATATTGAGTTAGAGAATCCTAGTCCTAAACTTTTGGAGTACTATATTGACTGCTTAAAAACTTTTGATAAGTGTACTGTTGTTGGTCCTATGTTGCGTATTAATGATATTCCTGAATGTTTTGGATTAAAGAAAGAGATGCAAGAAAGTCATATTATGCAATTCTGGGGACATAGGACTATTGTATTTAAGGATTCTATGATTCAACCTGCTGCTATTGATACTACATTCGGAATGTATCGTAGAAGTTTCGTATTCCGTAGATTAAATAATGGTCTTAGAGTACATGAACCTTATATGGCTAGACATCTAGATTGGTATATTGATACTAAGAACTTAACAGAAGAACAAGAATACTATATGTCTCATGCTAGTAGTGTCAGCTCATTAACTGAGCATGTTAAAAGAGGTAAACCAGTATGACATTCTTTACTATAGTTGCAACAGATTTTGATGGTACAGTTCCTACCGATATTCTTCAAAGATTTATTAATAGTCTAAAGTCTCAAACATTTAAGGACTTCGAAGTATTCATTATGCATGACGGTGAAAGGTCTCTAGATATTTCTACAGTGGATACTAAAGATTTAAAGATAGAATTCATTAACTCTTTATTCCGAGGTAATGCTTGGGGACATAATCTAAGAAGTTTAGGAATACAGAAAGCTAGTGGTAAATTTATAATTAATACTAACTCGGATAATATTTATTATCCAAATGCTTTGGAAGATTTATATAATTTTATTTTAAAAAATGCTAGTATTGAAGTATTTATTAGTAATGTTAAGATGATGGGTCTTGGAAGTACTGAGGGTAGACAGATTAAGAAGAATGGTCAATTAATTAATTTCAGGACAGTATATTATGATAATCCTAGAGATTATTCTAAGTTCACTATATTGACTGGTAATCCTCCTGTTTATGGAAATATTGATATGATGAGTCTAGTAGCTACTAAGGATTTATGGGAGAGGATTCATTACTGGTATGATATTACTATGGCTAGTGATGCTCATATTTATGAACGTATATGTTCAGAGAATGAGTACCGATTTACAGATATATTAATTGGAGAACATTACTAATGGCATTAACAGAAACAAAAGTAGACAAGGTATTCATTGAAAGAATGAATGAATATAGACAGACAGAGAAAGGTAAAGGACTACTTGAACAGTGTAGTTCTAATGTAGTACTCTTTAGTGAGAAAATGTTAGGCATTAAACTTTACTCCTGGCAAGTAGATTTATTAACTAGAATATCCAAGAGTATGAATAATGATTACTGGACTAAAGAATTTGTAGCACTTACTTCAAGGCAGATTGGTAAAAGTATGAGTGTTGCTATACTTAGTACTTGGGCTTGTGTATTTAATAAATATCCAGGAACAGTGCATAATAACACTGTAGTTGGTATAGTTAGTGCCTCTGATGTTCAAGCAAAGAAGTTACTTTATGAAATGAAGAAACTTATAAGAGCAGGAGATATTTTTATGCGAGAGACTTATAAGGATGCCAAAGGAGAAGCACAATTCGGAGATAAATTCTTTTCTAAATTATTAGATGATGCAGAACCTAATAATACAACAACAGTAACATTCAAACCTTATAATCCAAAAGTACACGGAGAATATTTACTTAAGGATAGTAAATCAGGAAGTGTTATAAAATCTTATCCTCCTACAAGTATTGTACTTGGAGAAACATTTACTATAGTTATTGAAGATGAAGCTGGTAAGACCGATAGAATGGATGACCAATTTCATTATGATTACGTTTATCCTACTGGGAACTCAACTAACGCAATACGTATCTATACATCAACGCCATGGGTTCCTAGTGGATTCTTTTATAGACTAGCTGACCCTAATGAGGATTATAATGACCATCCTGCAGATAGGTTAATGTTTACTATTGATGCTATAGAAGAAGAGGCTCCAGAATATTATGCTACAGTATCCAAGACTATTGAGCAAATGAATCGTGATGGTAAAACAGATGAGGTACAACGTGCATATTTTTGTAGATTTGTAAAAGGTGAAGCTGTTTACTTTAATCCTGAATCAGTACGTTCATGTTTTGATAAAGAATTAGTTAGACTTGATTCTTATCTTGGAGAATGTGACATGGGTATTGACTTCGGTGGACAAGTAACAAGTAGGACAGTAATAACTATATCTACTATAAGGAATGATAATATTGCTATTAGACTTTATGAAAAGGTTTATGAAGTAGGAAAAGATTTATCCTTACTTGATGATGTTGAAGAGTTAATGAAGAGATTTAATATCCAAAGGATTATCCCTGATGATTGTCCTGCAGGAGACTTCTTAATAAGAAGAATGTTAGAGAAAGGCTGGGATGTTCATCCAATGAATTTCCGCCAAGAAAAGGTAAAGAAGTATGGAGCATTCAGGGCTTCACTAAATAGGCAAGAAATAAAATCTTATGTAGATGAAGATTTAAAGACAGAGATGTTAGCATTAGAATTCAGTTCTGGTACTAAACAATCATTGATTCAACATGCTCCAGGATATAGTGATGACTTAATTGACTCATTTGTTATGTCTTGTTACTTTTATGTTAAGGAAGATGAGTCATTTAAATATTATGATTTAGGAGATTATAGTGATGACGGAGACACGTATGGTACAGTATATGCTTAGGAAGATTGCAAAAAAGGTTCCTTTCAAAGAGGTTAATGGATACTATAGATTATCTTATGGTAACCCTGCTGAAGGAAATTATAAAGATTACTTTGACCCAGATGAAGACGAAGACTAGTTACGACATGGATAACAAGTTATGGCACTTCATGACTCTAGAAGAAGAGCATGAGTACTTTAATGAGGTATGTGATAGAGTTATACTTAACCCTAGATTCTACCTTGATAATCTAGATAATAACCAGTTAAGTGTCTTTAAGGTCAATTTCATTAATTATAAGACAGGAAAGTTCAAGAATAAACGAAAGGTTTATAAAGCAGAAGCTACCCAATAATTATCATTAGGACATAATAAATTTATTAATCCAATAACGGGTAGCAGGTAGCTGTTGATTTGTGGTGACCGTCTCTGAACTGGGTCAGTAAACCTGTAAGCTTAGTTCATGCGGTACTTTTTTTCTACTTATGAAATCCAAAGATATTGTAACAAACGCTAATAGTGAAGGCTTGTTGATAGACTACTACGGTAGTGGTGATAGGTCTTTTACTGAAGGCTTAATAGCAAGGACTCCTTCTGCTTTTAATATAAATAAGGCGTTGGATGTAATAAAGAATGACCCTACTGTTAAGGCAGCAATTACTACATTAGTAGATAAGGTTCTACAATCTGGATGGAGAATAGAACCAATTAATGGAAAATCTAGACTTAAAGAGTTAGAAAAGAAGTTAGAGAAGTCAAGATTTAATCTAGTCTTAAGAAAGGCTTTATTCAACTTATTCCTTTATAATAATACATTTATTGAAATAGTTAAGAAGGGTGAAGAACTTACTGATTTAAATGTTCTTGAGACTACATTAACTAAAGTAAAAGCTAAAGATAATGGTGATATAGTATCTTATGTTCAACAACAAGGTGGACGTGGAGATATTGAATGGTTACCTGATAAGATAGTGCATATTAAATTATCAGAGATTATTGCTAGTGTATGGGCAGAACCATTAGATGTACAATCACTTTATGAGACAGTTCAATTGAAAGATTATATAAGACAGTACTTAACTTGGTTCTTTGGAACTAATCAGTTAAGAGGTCTTTATGTTATCAAGTCAGGAGCTAGTCAAGCAAAGATTAAGGATTTTGTATCTTACCTTAAAGCTTCTGAGAAAGATAAAACTAAACCAGTAATTATTGAGGGAGATGCTATATATCAGAAACTTAATACTTTTGATGAAGGGGAATCTTTAATGAAGTTAATGGATTGGTGTGATAGTCAAATATTAATGGTTTTACAAGTTCCTCCTATTGCAGTAGGTATGCCAGATTCCTCTGGAAGAAGTAATAGTGTAGAACAATATCAAGCATTGAATACTAGAACATTAAGTATTCAAAGATTATTAGAGGATGTTTTTACATTCGATTTATTTACAAAGATAGGTTATGATTTAAATAGATTTAAGTTTGGAGTACTTGATGAAACTGCTAGGACTAAAGTATTTGAGAATGTTCAAATAATGAAGAATAGTATGTTTAGTGATGAAGCTATTACTGAATACTTACAATCTCAAGGCATAGTTTTTAGTACTGATAAAATATTTAAGGACCCTGTAGAAGAAGCAGAAAAGATGCAAGAAGCTATAGGAGAATCTAATGATACTGTTGGTACAGGTAATGAAGGTTCTATTGGTAATAAGAATAAGGATTTAATGCCTAGTAGAATGCGTCAGAATCCTAACCAGATAAGTAAAGCTAATACAAAAACAATGGTAAGAAATAGTGAAATATCTTTACCAGATTATAGTAAATTTCCATACGTGATTGAAGATGATAATATCCACAACTAATGATTTACCAAAGGTAATGCGAGAGACAATGCCAGAAGAAGCTTTAGCTTTATTTTTACATATATTTAATGTAGAGAAACAGGCTGGATTATCTGATGCTGACTCTTTTGAAATAGCTTGGCTTATAATTAAAAAGAAGTTCAGACAAGTAGAAGGTACTTGGGTAGCTGAATCAAATGAGATGCCAGAAATATTTACATTCGAGATGGATACAGAAGACCCAAAGATAGTAATGAATTCCGAGACGGAAGAATTAGTAATGGATGCTATACTAGCAGACAATACACCAAATAAGGAAGGTAAATTCTTTACTGAAGAAGAGTTACAAGATATTGCTGGTCAAATAAACACTTGGGGAAGTACACTACCAGATGTAGACCACGAGAAATTAACATCCTTAATAAAGAAGTACGGTAGAGATACTGATAAGATACGAGCAGAATTAAGGAATGAAAAAGGAATTTTTAAAAGTATAAAAGCTGTTGTAGAAAAAGGAAAACTTTGGATACAAACAGCATTAGATAAGAGATACAAGAATCATACAGACAAATTCAAATCATTAAGCATAGAAGCATTAGCAGACAGTGAGCCAAGTGGAAGGTTAAGAAAACCTATATACTTAGGATTTACATTTACTAATAATCCTAAACTTATAAATGCAGACATCGTGAAAGTTGCTGCATAGAGGTATTGAAATGACTGGAAAAGTGTATCCGAAAGTATTAGTAGCATCTCCAACATATAATGGAAAAGATTATATATTCCAAGAACATTGGGATGCGATAAGAAAGTTAGATTATCCAAATTACGATTATATTTATATAGATAATAGCAAAGGGGACAGTTATTTAAGTCTCTTGAGGAGACGTGGAGCAAAGGTTGTTCACGTTCCAAGAGGACAGAATTCCAGACAAGCATTATGTAATGCACAGAACTGGGCAAGAGAAAAGGTATTAAGTGAAGGATATGATTATTTAATGTTCATTGAATCCGATATTATACCAACTCCTGACGCTATTTCTAGACTTATAAGTTATGAATTACCTGTTGTTGGAGCAACTTATTATCTTAAGGACCACCAACAAAATCTAGAAGTACCCTGTATATTCTTTACTGAATACAAGCCTGAAGTTGATGCTAATGGTACTAGATTAATTACATTACAAGAAGTTCCAGGATTCCTTAATACAGGACTTAGACAAGTTCATGGTATGGGATTAGGATGCACTGTGTTCAGGAGAGATATTATTGAAAGATTCTCTTTCTGGCATGACGAGAGATTTGATAACAAACATTCAGATGTATATTATTACATGGACTTGCATAATAATAAGATTCCAGTTTATGTTGATACCAATTTTATAGTCAAACATTACCCGAGTGATTGGGCATTTGTACAAGACAGATAAAGGTGAATGAAATGAATGAAGAGAAACAGAGAGAATTACAGAACAAAGAACGACATCTAGCAAATCTTAATAGAGAAATAGATTTAGCTACTAGACAGATACCTGATATTAAGGTACGTCAAGATATGATGGATAAAGAGATTGAATTAACAAATAAACAGGTTGAGATTGCTTTAAATCATTTTAAGATTATAAAGCCTACTTGGGAATTTGAGACTACAGAAGAATATCATGTAGTACTAAAAGAGCTTAATAAATTAAATCATGAAAAGAAGATGATGGAATTTGGAATGCTCAAGATGAGACTACAAGAACAAGTTAATGCAGTTAATGCTCAATTAGAATCACTTACTAAAGAAAAGGATAGGGTTCTAAAATGGATTGAAGAGAACAAAGAAGAGGTAACAGAAAATGGAAACTAAAGGTGTTACAGCAGAAGAAATAAAGGCTATAGAAGCAGAAGTACTTAAGAATAAGGCTGAAGCATTAAATCAGTTATCTGAACAACGAGCTAAAGAGATAGAAGATAAGGTTCGTAAAGAGATGACTGAAAAGATGGAGTCAGATAAGTTAAAAGAACAATTAGATAAGACTAATAAAGAATTAGAGAGTATAAGACAAGACCAGGAAGCTAAATTGAAGTCACAACAAGAAGCATTCGAGAAGAGATTACAAGAATTAGAAGCTTCACGTAAAGGTATTGTTAATACTCAAAGTCCTTTTGAGGCATCCAGTAATCCTAATATAAAGATTATTGATGGCAAAGAAGTGGATGTATCTAAGTTGAATTATGCTGAAATTGAAAAGCAGAGTGCTGAAGAGTTTAGAAGATATTTTAATTTACCAAACTGGTATTTTAAAAAATAGAAATAACAACGAGGTTGAACAAGATGGAAAATTTTAAAGAGTTCGTAATGAACGCAATAGGTAGTAATGGATTCCAATCTACAGCAACAGCTGCAGGTTATATAAATCCAGATGTATGGAATACACAAGTATTAAGACATGTAGAAGATACAATCATAGTATCTAGATACGCAAAAGTATATAATGATTTACTAGGAGCACCAGGAGACACATTGAATGTAACAGTTAATTCAGCTCCAGCAGCTGCAGCAGCAGTACTAGAAAGTAACGATGTAACAATCGCAGCTTACGCAGTAACTCAAGTTATATTTACTCCAACAGAATACGCATTTGCTTACCAACTTTCTGACAAGGAAGCTAGAAGAGCATTCTATGATGTTGCTAGTGATATGACTAGAAAAATCGGATATGCTTTAGCATTAAAAAGAGATACTGATGCAATTTCAGAACTTCAAACAACTGCAGGAAATACAGTAACTGCAAATGGTGTTTTATCTTCATTGATAACTACATCTGATAAAATAGATTACGATGACATCGTAAATGCTATGACTGAAATAAGAAAAGATAAATTAGTACCTAGAATACTAATTGTATCTCCAGGACAACTTGGACATCTTATGCAAAATGCAGCTTTCAGAGATGCATCACAATATGGTGGAAGAGAAACTGTACTTGGCGGAGAATTAAAACAAATTGCAGGATTAACAGTTGTTTACTCAACATTAATCACTCCAGCATCAAGTAAGTCAAAAGCAATTATGTTAGGAATGGACCTTAGTGGTGAATCACCATTTGGATTCTGTATAAAAGCAAATCCAGCAATTCGTTCTCAAAGATTCGAACTAGGAAGATATACTGACTTTGTTGGTGTAGAAGAATGGGACGTAGCAACTTTAAGAGCTAATGGTATATGTACTATTGAGTCTTACGACGCATAAGTAAATTTTTTTAACTACGGGGAGTAATCCTCGTAGTCTTTATATTTTTTGAGGTAATCATGGGTATTGATACAAGTTTTGAAACACAAAGGATTATAAACAATGTTTATGATGCTAGTACAAATACCCTTTCCACAAATATAGGTGGTTCAGGTAGTACAATAACTACTACTCACGGTAAAACTATTAAGAGTGCTGTTGTATCAGTAGGAAGTTCAGGCAATAATACACTGGTTTCTGCAGTCACAAGCAAGAGAATAAAAGTTATAGGTTATATTTTACAATCATTAGGAACTGTTAATGTTCAGTTCCGTTCAAATAGTACACCCTTAAGTGGTGTCTTTAATTTTCAAACAAGAGAAGGTATTACTCAGGCAACTGCAGCTCCTTCATTCCTTTTTGGTACTAATGCAGGTGAGGCTTTAGTACTTAATTTATCAGCAGGTGTTAATGTCGTTGGTATAATTACTTATTATGACGATGATGGCACGTAGGTGTTATCATGGAAACTAATTGGTATTTAAACGATGCTTTTCCATTTCCATTAACTATGGAGTTCGTAGCTCCTAGTATTATTCCGAGTGAGTGGGACTGGAATTGGTATGGTCCTCCACTAAGTATGAAGATGACTACCGAGGGATTAAGTCCTTCTGGAAGTACAATCGTACATTTTATTTATATGGGCTTCTTTGGTCCAAGGTGAAACAATGACAGAGTCTTATATACAGTTACCAAATGATAGTGCTAATACTGGCAAGAAGGTTAGAAGTAATGAGAGAACAGTTTCTGGAAGTTCAGTACATGAACATTTTATGATACTTCAAGATTATGATAGTGATACACATGCTTGTATTGTCGCTAGTTCTGTTGTTGGTTCTGAATCCGCTTTAGTAACTAGAAATATTCCTCAAGGTACTCAAGTTATATCTGGTTCTGTTAATTCAAGTATAGTTAATCCTTCTACATTCGTAACCAATTTTCCAGCTTCTCAAGCTGTAACTATATCAGGAACTCTTAATTCTAGTATACTAAATCCTTCAACTTATATAACAAATGCTTCTATACCTGTTACTGGTACTTTTTATCAATCTACACAACCTGTTAGTCTTGCTAGTACAGTCAATACTAGTATCTTAAATCCTAGTACTTTTGTTACAAACTTTCCAGCAAGTCAAGCAGTTACTGGCACATTTTGGCAAACTACACAGCCTGTAAGTTTTTCTGGAACTGTGCAATCAAGCATACTTAATCCATCTACTTATGTTACTAATTTCCCTGCAACTCAGGCTGTAACATTCTCTGGAACTGTAAGTTCTAGTATCTTAAACCCTAGTACATATATTACTAATTCTAGTTTACCAGTTACTTTTAGTTCTACTGTTAATTCTAGCATTCTTAATCCTAGTACTTATTTTTATCCTTCAGTTCAAGCAGTTTCTGGAAGTGTAACTGCTAGTGTTATTAATACTTCTAGTACTCCTATTTTTATAGATGCTCCAGTTGTTCAAGATACTGGAAATAGTACAACGACTCCTTTAGGTAGTAATGCTACTTTTACTGGTACTGCTTTTTATATGAATGATTTTGCTTCTTGGAGTGTTACTATATTTGCAGACCAAGCATCTGCAGCTAATGGATTAAAGATTCAATGGTCTAATGATGGTTCTAATTGGGACTTTGTAGACCAAACTACTTATGCTGCTAGTGTTGGTAATATGATTACTTTTGGTCGTAAGGCTCACTATGTTAGACTTGTTTATACTAATGGAGCTTCTGCTCAGGGAACTTTTAGAGTTTCTGCTTTTGCTCAACCATTTGCTGTTAGACAAACTAGAAAGTTTATTGGTAGTGCCTTAACTGACCAAGATACTGGTCAAGTTGTCATGGCTGCTTTACAAGGTCATACTACTGTTGGTGGAGGTTCTTGGGTTGATGTTAAAGTTAATCCTAGTGGAGCTTTATCAGCGGATGTTACTGGTACTGTAGCAGTAACACAATCTACTAGTCCGTGGGTAGTAAGTGGTACAATTAATTCAAGTACTCTTAATCCTAGTTCATACATAACTAATGCTAGTATACCAGTCACTGGTACTTTCTGGCAGACAACTCAGCCAATAAGTGGTACAGTTACGGCAAATCTTGGAACGGGAAGTACTGTTGCTATAAGTGGATTAGTTAATACAAGTTCATTTATAACAAATACAAGTATTCCAGTTACTGGAACATTCTATCAGGCAACTCAACCAGTATCATTGGCTGCAACTGTTAATACCAGTGTACTTAATGCAAGTACTTATATAACTAACACATCTATGCCAACAACTCCTGTAACAGGAACATTTTGGCAGAGTACACAGCCAGTTAGTATTGCTGCTACACTAAATACTTCAGTACTTAATCCAAGTTCATACGTCACAAATGCTAGTATTCCAGTTACCCAGTCAGGTACTTGGAATATTGCTACATTAAATACTGTAACGAGTATGAATGGTCAACCTATAGCTATGGGTACAGGTACTAGAAGTGCAGGTACTCAAAGAGTCACAATAGCAACTGATGATGTAGTTCCAGCTTCACAATCTGGGACATGGAATATTGGTACTTTAACAACTGCTACAACAGTATCTTCACTTACAGGTGGTGGTACTCTTGTTGATGCTGCAGTTAATCTTAATCCTATAAATATAGGAGGAAGAGCCGCTCAAGCAAATCCTACAGCAGTATCTGCAAGTGGAGATTTAGTAAATATAATGACTGATGATGTTGGAAGATTAGTTACTTCTAATACTCACGTAAGAGATTTAGTAGTACAGAATCGTTTAGTCCTAGCATCTGCTACTGAAACAAGTATTTTAGCTGCAGGAGGTTCTGGAGTATTCCAAGACTTAACTGCAATAACAGTATCTAATACGAGTACTAGTACTCCTGTTAATGTAGATATAAGAGATGCTACTACTGGAACTGTAAGACTTACTTTAACATGTCCAGGAAGTGCTACTACAGGTGCAGTATTCCAAACACCTTTTACACAAACAACTGCAAACAATCCATGGACTATACAATGTAGTGGAGCAGTATCAAGTATTATAACAACTATTCAAGCGGTGAAGAACGTATGATTATACTAAATGGTAAAACTAAAAGTGATGCACAGGCACTAAGAACCACTTTATATAATTGGTTCTTAACTAATGGTGGACAATACCCTACAGATTTACCTGAATTTATAGAAGCTATGGCATTAATAGACAATTTTTGTACAAAAGCAGGAGTAAATAAGAATGATTATACTTTTGACTTCTGGTCTTGTGCAGTATTTACAAAAGAAGAACATCGTTCAGGAGCAATTAAAGCTTATAGACAACAAATTGGGTTGATTCAATAATGGCAGATACGGGATTTAAATCACCAACTAGTAATGCAGCTATAGGTGGAGGATGGACTTTCCCAACATACGCTTATACTGATGATGCTGTTTATGCTTATGCAACATCAAGTAATGATAGGCACAGTTATGCAGATTTTTCATTTGGAATACCTGCAGGAGCTACTATAGATGGTATAGAAGTTCAATCTCAAAATAATGCAGACGGACCCGTATTTAATGGAGACCAAGGTCAAATATCTTTTGCATTATCTAAAAATAATGGTTCAAGTTATACTTCATATAAAACTATAACTATGGATACACAGACTGGAGATTATACTAATACTTTTGGTGGTGCAACAGATAAATGGGGAACCACTTGGGTAGATACAGATTTTGCAGATGGAACATTTCGTTTAGAAATGCGTTCTGGACCTACATGGACTGGAGGAACTGCATATATTAATACAGATTACATTTTAGTAAAAGTTTATTATACAGCTAGTGGCGGTGGTGGAGGCAGTGTTGCTTCAACTATCGTTTCAACAATGAGAACATTAACAGGAGTAGGATTATAATGAATGAATATACAACAACAAGTTTAGTACAAGCAGAGATAAGAGCAGATACTGCTTTTAGTTCAAGCACTATACCAACATCTAGTACTGTCAGTACTTGGATACAAGAAGCTAGTGCGGAGATAGAATTACGTACAGGGGATGTATTTACTTCAACATCTGCTAGTAGTACTTTATTTGATTATGATGGTTCAGGAATCTTTAGACTTCCTTACTCAGACCTAGTTGGAGTCACTAAGGTGGAATATAATACTTCTTCATTAGGTAACACTGCTAACTGGATTACTTTACAAGAAGGAGATACTTATGATTATATTAAATACTTAGATGAGGGAGAGATTCATTTCGTTTCTGGAATAAACTCCAGTAATGATGTTCATCCTAATCCAGGTAAGCAGAAACTTAGAGTATCTTACGTTTATGGTTACTCCTCGGTTCCACTGCAGATTCAACGCCTTGCTACCCTATTAGTGGCTAAGAGAATCATTATGTCCCTAGCTAGTAGCCAAGCTAATACTGAAGGCGGAGAGATACAGATTGGAACCATAAGGATAACCGACCCAAGTGGTTATAGTGTTAATTATATTAAGAGTATGAATGAAGAGATAAAAGATATATATGACAGTCTTGGTACTGGTATGAAAACATTTAGGATGACAAGGGTGTATGACTTATGAGTAAAGAAAGTAATGACAAGACATTTATAAAAGTAACTAACACAGATATTTATAAACAGATTCAGAAGAATCACGAAGAAAATCTTAAGCAACATTCAGAGATTATTCAAAGATTAGATAAAACTAATGGTAAGGTAAAACTTAACTACTGGTTAGGAACTACAGCTATGACATTAATAGTTATAGTTATAGGAATATTATTTAATCATTTAGGAAAGTGAAAATATGGTAGACACAGATAGTGTAAGAAGTAAAATAGAAAATAAGATATTTATTAATCTAGGGAGCACTGCTTTATGGAGTTCTTACACTAAAGGTTCTAATGATAAGTGGGGGGATAGGATAGATAGTTATGCAACTACAACAAGTATAACTATAGTACCTTGGACTCATAAATATAAGGGAGAAGACTTTTTTGAATTTGGAGACCTAGAAGCAGGAGACTCCGATATAGCATTAAGATATTCACAACCTTTAGATATTAATGATAAGATAACTTGGAATACAAAGGTTTATAAAGTAAAAGCTATCCAATATTATACTTTGAAGGATGCGTTACTTGTAAAAGTAGCACGTATTCACGAAACTCTTAGTCCGTAGTGTCTAAGCTGGTTCTAACAGTCCCGTAGAGGAAGGAAGAAAATTGTCACTTTTCAATACATCATGCAAATTTTAGTTTGATAAAATCAGGTGAAACATGGTTACTATTACAGACTCAGGGCTGAGGCACTCAATTTATGAAACTGTGTACGACTTAATTAATACTGATAAGTCTGGTTACGGTGCAAGTGGCACTCCAACATTATATGGAGGATTTCCTGACTTAGCAACAATAACATTCCCGTCAATAATAATAACTCCAATAGTAGTTAATGAAACTAGTTACACTATAGATACATCTAGAAGTACTAGTACTAAAGATATACAAGTAGTAATATTGTGTTTTGCTAAAAGTAATAAAGATTTAGATTACTTATCTGATGGAGTATCTGGAACATTAAGAAACAATGCATTCACTGGAGCATTTCTAAATGGAGTCCAGGAGGATAATAGTGAAATGTACCCAGCAGAACAGAAGATAAAAGTCAAGACACTTACATTCAATTACGTAAGGAGGTAATATGCCTCCTCAAATAAGTCTTAAAGTAGACACTAGAAATATAACTCGTAGATTGCGAAGGATAGAACAAGGATTTACAAAGACTGGTTATGCAAGTACAGAAGAAGCTGGTAAGTATATAAGGGATGCAATAAAACTTTATATGCCAAAAGATACTGGTGAATCTGCTAGGAGTATAATTTATTCAACTAAAGTTCATAAACGAGGTCGAGACGAAGTAGTAATAAGAAGAGGTTTCGACCCTCATCCAGACAGAATAGGAGAAAGAGGATATAGAAATAAATGGTTCAATCTTCCAAGATGGATGTTTGAATCACCTAATGCTATAGAACATTTTGAAGATAGTTCAGGTAGTATTCCTAAGATGCGTGAAGCACCTGCACTGTATGGAAGAGTTTTCAATGTGAAAGTACGAAACGAGATTAACAAGATATTAAAAAAATAAAATAAGGTGAATTAACATGGGCGGAGTATTTCCAACAGAAACAAGTATATATATAGTTGCAGCTAATACTAATGCATCAGCATTATCAACTACAGATAAAATATCTGGAGAGATTAGCAATTTTGAATTATCGGGATTAAACATTGACCCTGAGTACAAGAACCTATTTGGTGGACAGTTAGAAATTGTTAAGCCAAGAGGAGAAGGAGAACTTACATTTGATATATCAGTATCAAACACTGTAGCATCTTCATTCCATAGATGGTCTAATATGGACTTTCCTACAACTGGAACTTCAATAGATACACCAGCTAGTAAGATGGTTTATATATCATTCTATAGTAACTCATTACTTAATGTCCTTGCACTTAATAATGCTAAGGTAACTACACATGATACTAGTATGAGTGCAGAAGAAGAATTACAGAAATCTGTTACTTTAAAGTTCGCTTATATGACTCCTTTAGGTACAGCTAATGTTAGAGCTTCTACAGTTTCAGGGACTACACTTGTAGGTAATACAGTAGCATTCTTGAATGCAGGAGTATGGTCATCCAATTAATTGGGTGATTATTTTTTTTATTTATTAAAATTAAGTGGGTGAAATGATGGAAGTGAAAGAAATAAATGATAGAGTAGAATTAGCTAAGTTCCTTAGTGATGTAAATAGGAATACTGGTAAGGTAAGTTTTAAGATAACTTATACTAGTACTGATGGTAATTTAGATATAGATAGAAAGTTTCAGAAATTCTGTGCACAACATAGTAACAATGAATACTTAGCAGGTATTGGATTATTGTTAGAAGTATTTGAACACTATAAGGATATTAGAAGTATGGAGTCATATATGAAGTCCATTGATGACAGGTTAAGAGTTATTGAGGATGGAATGAAACCAAAAGAGATAACAGTAGTAGAAACTACTAATAGTGATAGAAAAACATTTTAGGGTGAAACGATGGATTTGAAAAGAAGTTTATACACAAAAGATTTTAGTTACAAGAATATAGATGGTACTGAAGAAGTAATTAAGTTATATGCACTCAAAGGTGCAAGTCTACCAGTACTATTTAGATTAGCAAAGAAATTTAATGCTATTGATACACAGGATAAAGATAAATTCCTAGAATTATTAGATACAGAAACAGTTACTGACTTAGTAACTATATGTACTGATACTTTAAAGAGAAGCTTACCTGATTCAAGCATTGAAGATATTGACTCTTTCGTTGGTCAATATATGTTACAATTATTTCCAGTAATTATAGATTTGAACTTCAGTGCAAAGATATGAGTACTGAGATAAGTTCATTCTTTAGTAAGATACCTAAATCTTCTTCTACTGATTTAGAGGATTTATGTTTTATTTTAGTTAATGAATTTCATTGGACTCAAGAAGATATAATTGATACTGAGGTTCCTTTTATTTTTCAATTATTAAATGCTCGTAAACGGAGTATTGATAGGCAGAATAAAGAGTCAAAGAGGCGTAAGTAATGGCACCAATGTCACCGAATCAAAATGATATACAAGTAAATGTAGGATATAATGATTCTGCTTTACAGTCTGGTACAAAGTCCAGTCAGAAAGCTATCGCTTCTATGAAGTCCAGTATTGATGGTGCTTTTAATAATTTACAAAATATAAATATTCCTTCTATAAAGATTTCTGATACTTCTGTACCAAAACTTCCGCCTTTTGATAAAGCTGCATATACTAGGGAAGCTAAGTTAGCTTTTGCTAATACAGTAAATACTTGGAATGCTGAAGCTGCTAATAAAAGAGTTAAATTAGCTATTGATGATACTACTCCTGTTAAAATTTCTGGAACTATATCTAGCCTTAGAACTGAATTAAATAAAGCTACAAATAATGTTAGAATACTTGGGGCAGAATATAGAAAAACTGGTAAGAATGGTGCAGAGTTCGCTGCTGCACAAGAGAGAGTAGCTAAAGCCACTGAGAGATTAAATAAGGCTACTGGTAAGACTCCATTCGCAGGGTATGCACTGTCTTTAATGTTTGCAGGTCAAATGGTTAAAAGGTCTTTAATGACCATGTCTACATTTGGTATAAAGACATTTCAAGAAATTGCTCATAGTGTTGAAGGTACAGTTACCGCATCTGATATGCTAGATGGTAGTATGAAGTACTTAGGATTTACTATTGGTCAAGCTTTAGAACCTGTCGTAGCTTTTATTGTTCCTATTATTGATTATATTTCTGACTGGATTTCTAATAATGAAGAATTATTCCGTACAGTAACAGTGCTAGGCATAGCTATAGCTAGTGCTTTAGCTATCGGTGGAGCTATTATATTAGCTAAGAATGGTTTTACTGACTTATTCGTTCATGCTAAGGGTTTAAATTGGGCATCAATAGGTACCACAATAACTAAGGGTATAGGGGTAATAGCTATAGGATATGCATTAAAAGATATGGGTAATGCATTTGAAGAATTTGAGAAAGGTAATTTTAAAAAAGGATTCTTAACAGCATTGTCTGGAGCACTAAAAGCTATTGGTGGAATGATGTTACTGACAGGTGCAGGTACTGGAGTAGGAGCTGCATTAATTGGTATAGGATTTGCTATAGAATTAGTACAGACAGGAACATTTTTTCAGACAGTTAATTCAGTACTAGGATGGATAGGTGCATTGTTTGGTACATGGATAGACTCTATAGAGTACAATTTTAAACAAGGATTATGGAAAGGTATAATAGGAACATTATTAGATATTATAACATTCTTGTCCAAGATACCTAGTGGAGGATTCTTATTAGGGGCACTAGGAATTACGTCAGTAAATAAGTCACTAGATGATTTAAATTCTAAAATGAAAGAAATGACTGGCGTAGCTAACAAGTTTAACTTTACTACATCCATGCAACAGAATGCTATGAGAATGAAAGAGAATGCTAAAGAACTAGATTTAGAAGTACTTAAATTTGTGGACCCAGAATTATATGCAGAAAAAACTGGCGGTGTACTTCAACAAGGAGGAAGTACAACAACTAACTATAATACTTATATAAGTATAGACGGATATACATCTCCTAATCTAGTTGATAGTATAGTAGAACAAAAATTTGGAGAAGTTATAAAGAATCAGACAAAATATAGTGGTGCTCCTTATAGGATGGGATAATATGACTAATTTAATAACATTACAAAATACATCTTTGAGTACAAGTACTGCAGTAAGATTACTTAATGCAGAATTCACTTATGGATGGAAGAATTTAATAAATGCTAACCCAAGTAATACAGTATTTGGAACTACTGAAACTGTAATGAATGGTTGGGAGAATCCAAGGATGACAATAAGATTCTATATACCTATAGATAATACTCCTGCGGGAAGTATGACCTGGGCATTATGGAATGAATTTGCAAAAGCAGAATACCTAGGTTCCACAAATACTAGGACTTCACTTATATTAAAAGCAGGTGCAGCAGATACAAGCTTTGCTAGTTACGCTAGAGATGATACTACTACTGCTATCACTGCTATACCTGTATCTATTATGGACTTTACTTTACGTATTAGCCCTGACGATTCTTTGAATTCTTATATGTGGATTATAGATGCACATTTAATGGAGACTAAATGATAGTTAAATTTCAGATAAAAGTATATCCTTACATTGGAGGTACTGGAGTATGGAGTTCATCTCCAACAACTATTAATGATGCTTATGATACTTCAGTAAGTTTAGGTATAGGAGATACTAAGGATGTATTTGAATTCAAACTTCCTAATTATAGGAATGCTAATATAGGATTATATAATGGACAAGATAGGGTAGAGATTTATTTATTAATTAATGATGCCACTGCTGATACTGTTAATGGAAGTAATCTATTAATGAACGGTGTTATAAAGAAGGTTACAGAAGATGTTAATGATAAGGGTAGAGCCCTAAGAATAGAGGGTACATCTTTTAGTGAAATAATAACTAATGCTCTAGTATTTTATGATACTGGAACTACACATACTCTGGATGTTATGGAATTATTAAATGCATGTTTATTATCCATAGAAAACTTTGATAGAAATTTTAATATATCGTGGGATAATACTAATCCTACACAGAAGTATAATCCAGTAAGTAAAGCCTACGACGGCGGAGCATATCCATTAGTTGATAATGGTGAACAAATAAGAGAGTACTATAAATCTTTTAATAGTGTACTAGATAAATATTTACAAGATTCATATACAGGAGATGGTAGATACTATTATTATGTAAGAAATACTACTCCTTCTAACGCTGTACTATCTATAAGAAAGAGGACAGCAGATTTTGATGCAGCAATTACTGAAGGTGTGGACTTCTATAATGCTAAGTACGCTATTGATAATTCAGAAGTTAGAAATTTTATAGTAGTAAAATGTGGATATGACCCTGCAAATAAGCCAATAACTACAAGATATGATAATATAGTATCTAGGGCTAAACATGGATTTAAGTACTATATGCTTATTGACCATAATATTGCTGGAGAATTAATGAATAAAGAAAGATTATTATATCCTTCAAGATATACTGAGAGTAGTAATTTTCCTAACAGTTATGCAAGTTATACTACATCTTGGGGTGTGAGTGTAAGTAGTAATGAAACATTTGTATCAGCATTCATAGCTGAGGCAAAGAGATTAGGTAAAGATAGAGGTAAAGCATTCTCTACACTTTATGAGAATGGTTTAATAAAAGTTACTGTAGAGACAGTGCCTACACTTGATTATAATCTTGGCTCCAAATATTCTCTTACAGCTCCTAGTTATGACTTAACTAACAAACTTGTTAGATTATCTGATATAACTTGGTCTGAAGAAAGGACTAGTATAACTTTTGAAGAAGAGGTAACAATATGATTAATGATAATTTTCTTACAGGAGCAGCTAAGTTAATGGCTGGAGAATCCTATACTATACCTAGTTATATGGCATTCGGAAGTACCTTTGGTACATTGACTGCTACTGATTTAATTACTAGTGGAGAGTTTGATAGAAACATTCTTGATAGTAAATCTACTACTGGTGCTACAGTTAAATTTGTAGGAGGAAGAACAGGAGTAGAAGCAAATAATGAAAGAGTACAAGTAATAGGACTACATAATAGTAGTACTATTTATAGTTCAGGCAATCTTCAAGCTAATACTTTAATAGCTTCATTAACTCATACTACTAGCTTTGATATTAGTGCAGAATTCTGGATAACATTCGAGAGGATTTAATGAGTAATGCAACTGATTTAGGTTCATTAATGGGTAAGAGTATGGCTAGTGCTAACTCTTACAAGCAGGACTTTATAGAGACTGATAGTAAATCTGATATTAATTTAGTTAGTATGGAATCCAGTGGTTTATCTGGTTCTTATTATGTTTACTCAAGAGATTTAGGTAATGCTTTTGTCCTTGACCATCCAGTTTTAAGTAATTTAGATTTCGATAATAGTCTTGCTTTAGTTTTACAATTCAATGGTAATGCTAATGATTCTGGTCAGTATGGATTAACTGGTACAGTATCCGGTGCTACCTTAATAAGTTCAGGTATAGATGGTAGTGCTTATAGATTTAATGGTACAAGTAGTTATATAAGTATGTCTTCAAGTGCTAATGTTACTCCTGGTTCCTCTGGTATAACATTGTCTGCATGGGTTAAGCCTAGTTCTTATTCTGCAGGTAATGGTAAAGTAATTAGTAAAGGTAACTCAGTAGTTAGTCTAGGTCTAGTATCCTCTAAGTTTGGAATGATGGTTTATGATTCAACATTCAGAACTGCTTCCGCAAATAATAATGCTACACTAGGCTCATGGGCACATATAGTAGGTACATGGGGAGGACCATCAGATACTTTAGTTAAATTTTATGTTAACGGAACACAACAAGCAGTAAGTATAAATAGTTCATGGATAGATTCTTCGAGTACATATAATTGGAATATAGGCAGGAATCCTGAAGGAACAAACTTCTTTGATGGAGATATAGATGAAGTATGTATGTGGAAAAGAAGATTATCACAATCAGATATAACAAATTTATATAATTCAGGTGCTGGAAGATTTTATCCAACAAGCATAGCACATGGAGTACTATTAGATGGTAGTTATTTAGGAACCAGTACAACTACTCCTGCTTCAGGTACTCAGCCAACTAGACACTATAAATTTAATGAAACATCTGGAACAGTATTATCTGATTCAGGAAGTAATGCATCAAATGCAGAAGTTACAGGAGCATTATCAATTAATCAAATCGGAAAGATAGATAAAGCAATAAAGTATACTGCAACTACACAATACGCAAATGTGGATACTACAAACATCGCTTTTAATCGTACAGATACTTTCGGTATATGTTTCTGGTATAAGTGGAATGTTCTACCAGCATCGCCCTCATTTATATATGCAGGAAAAGGCACCGGTACTGCTAATGAATTCAGAGTATATTCACAACAACTAGCTACTAGTAAAATAAGTTTTGTTATAGATAAAGCAGGTGTTGGCAATACTACTATAAACTCTTTAGGAACATTAACTTATGATACATGGTACTGGATATGTTGTAATTATAATAATACTGCAATGGAATTTTTTATAAATAATGCATCTCAAGGTACAGGAACATTTAGTCAAACAGGCACTAATGCTATTGCTTCAAGTTGGAGAATAGGCGGAGGAGATGCTAATTATACAGGACTAATAGATGACTTCAGAATATA